CCTTCGGGAGGTGTTTGAAGTTGAGACGCTCCGTCCTGCATACTATTGGCTAGAGTTAAAATCTCTATGTACCCTTGAGTTCCACCCATGGGCTGCTCATGTAATCTACCGTAGCTCTCAAGGAGTAGTCTCGCAAACTTCATCATTTTACTATATTATATTAAAAGACCCAACCCAACATTCGCTGGGTTGGGTCAACTTACTTTCTGTTTTTTATCACGCGGTAGTGTCGCCTTCGATGATAAAGAAATCGTATCTAAATGTTACTTCGACAGTATCAAACTCGTTGGTGGAGTAGTTCTTTTCTGCTTTTGTAAACTTCTTTGGGTATAAACCCTTGAACTTTACAAGTTGAACAGGCTCATTACGACCATTAAGTTCGATAAGCTCTGCGTTAAGCTTGAACTGACCAGGAGACTGAAGGAAGGCTGAACCGTACTCCCCTGTGATAGGATCGTAAACTGTTCTCATGTACTTGTAAAGCTGGTGACCTGTCTTAGTTGCTAGAAGGTTATCAAAGGTTACAACTAGCTCCTCTTGAGAGGGTCTACCTGGGTAGTAAACCTTATCATTCACTCTACCAACCTCAATGTCCTCAACTTGGTAACCGATTCCGTTAACCTGCTTGGCAGCAAGTGTTAGAGGCTTAGAGAAAGTTTGAGGAACTTCGATCTCGTTTGGTGGGAAGAAGGTCATCTCCCACTGATATGTTCTTACCGAATCAAGATCTTGTGAGATAACAGGAAGTCCTTCACTTTCAGAAAGGTCTCTGTTTAGTTGTGTGGCGTAGTAAGAATTTCTAACTGGCATGATTTAATCCTCTATTTATCAGGAAGATAGGTTAGCTGATTGGCTAACTAGGTTAAGCTCAAAGACAACGATCTCCGCAGCTTTTGTAGGCTTGATTAAAACCTTACACCAGAGTTCGTTTCTATCAACTCGTACAGGTGTGTTGGTAGTTTCATCACAGACAACCTTGAACTCTGTGATACCTCTTCTTCTGCGAATGTCATCTAGAAGTGGCTGAACAACATTCACTACACGATCCCAGGTTGTAGAATCGTTGGGCTCGAAAACGAACTGTCGAGTAGATGCGAGAAGGATCTTACGAATGATGATCATAAGCCTGCGAACATTTACTCTATCAAGAGCAGAGGCAGTTCTTTGAGCGGTTCTTTGACCGAAGATTGTTAGTCCCTGCTGAGGGAAGTTAACAAGAGGGTTAACAACATTACCACCGCTGTACATAGTGTCACGGTCACCTTGGTTTACGGCAACCTCTACATCAACGGGCTTAGTAAGTCTACCTCTAATGTAACCAGCAGGAGCAAACCAAGATTCAGCAACCTCATCAGTGAAGCACATCTGCCTGATTGCGAAAATGGAAGGGTCGTACCAGCGATCAATCTGAGCGAACTGGTCGTAAACCTTTACCCAAGGCCAGTAAATTGCTGCGTAGTTACTGCTGATAGCGGCATTTCTGTAAGTTGAAAGGCCGTTACTCCAATCAATAGCCTCCTGTACACCACCTACGGCGTAAGGAGGAGCGACTACTGCTATGAAGTTTTGAGTAGACTCTGCTAAAGTTATCAGATTGTTCTGAACACTTGTTGAGTATACGCCTGGAACGGCAGCCATTGAGATGTTGAGAAGATCATCGTCAAGAGCATAAATTCCTGTCTTATCGGAGCTATTACCTATAAGAGCAGCATCTCTCTCGGAGCTTGTTGCAGGAATACCACTATCACCACCAGCCATGCTGGTAGTCCCTTGTAGCATCTTAGCAAACCTAGGATCAACAGCCGCCTGTGATATATCAGTTATCGTTTTTGTAACAGCGTCAGCGGTTTCACCATCGGAGCCACCACCAGTACCGACAACCTCACCACAACCTATGGACTGAATAGTGTCATAGAAAGCAGGGATCGCAGTTGCGGTAAAGTCTACACCTTCAGAGAAGAAGTTTGCTTTGATGTAAGCAGACTTTGCATCAACCTCCCCTGTGTTAATAACATCCTCAGCGAATGCTCCAGACGCGATAAGGGAGATGTCGAAGGATTCGGCAGCAGCACCATTGTTATTAACCTGTAGGCTAAGAGTAGGCCCGCCAGCGGGAAGAATCTCAATAGTGTTACCAGAAACGCTACCGTCTGTCTTAAGACCGTAGTTGTAACCATTACCTGCGTATAGAGACTCTACTTGGTAGGAAATTGACCCAGTACCTGTCTTGATGAAGGACATACCTCTTGTGGTAAGAGTAGCACATCTATCAGCAGGGCGAGGAGCACCACTAGCGGTTAGGGGTATGATAGCGTCAGCTAGGGCAGTGTAAGCTGAGTCACTGTATGCACTTACGGAAAGACTAGCACCAGAGCCAGCGTAACTGCCGACTACCCACCCAGTAGTAAGATCGGAGGGATCAAAATGGAATGCTACTTTTGAGCTTCTTAATCCACCCCCTAGAACTTGAGAGAGGGCGTAAGCTTGGTCACTGGCCGTTGAAGCAGGAATAGCGAAGGTTCTAGGTGATGCGAACTGAGCGATACCCTGATCGTCTGTAACCTGAATCTTTAGGTATAGTGGGTTGTTAACGCCGAAGTCGTTGGCGGAAAGTGTAAACGCGGGAGCAGAACCGATACCTACGGTTGCGGATGCGTCAGCTTTTGTATCATCATCGACGGCTCTTACAAAGTATACTGAGTTAGTAGCCTCAAGGATTTCCAAAGCACCCTCAAGCCCTTGGCCGTAGATGCCCTCAGAGGGCTCACCGAAAGTTTGAATGAGGCGCTCCTGACTGGTAATAAGGGTTGGAATGTTCTCAGGACCCTTGTTGGCAAATCCAACAAGACCCACGACAGAAGGGTTAATTGATACAGGGTAGTCAGAGATATCTTTCTCTAGGACATAAACACCAGGACTCACGAAGTTTGCCATTTAATTTACCTCAAGCATTCTTTATTTTGAAGATTCTACGCTTGGCGCAGTTCATTACTTGCTCCGTAATGTAGGACTCAGGAACAACTATTGTTTTTTTAGGAGACATCCAAACAGTTTCCAAACCTTTCTCAGTCATGAGAAAAATGTCGAAGGCTTGTAGGCTGTTATTAGTAATTGATTTCATCATAATTGAACTCCTATTCTATATACCGTCACTGAACCTGTTTTTGGAAAAGTTTTTTCAAGGCATGAACCACGCCTCTGTATTGAAGTATTCTATCTTGCCAGTGTTGGTTATCTTAAACTTAGGGCTAGGGATGTAAGCCTCTACGGAGAGGTTGAATGTCTTTCGTATTAACCTGTCTTCCTTATCTCCCACCTCAGATACAGAAGCATCGGTTTCAGATGTTAGGAATGTCTTAACTACCTCGGAAAAAGGTGTAACAAGGTTCATGCTAGGGTTGAACTTCATACGAATCGAGGCTGATAATTGATCCATATCCGAAACATACTTAGTCCATAGATTGAGGGAATACTCTAGCCTGACTGGGACATCAGCGAAACTAACGATTCTCTCTGCTCGCTGGGTGTCCTCGTTCCATAGCTTTCTTTGTATGAGAACGGGCTCAAACCTTCTCTTACCTACATCCTCAGATACATTTGTCATAAGCACAGATGCATATGGAAGTATTAGGTTATTCTCTTGGAACATCTTGGCGACCGCACGCTCAGACCTTCCATGATGCATGGAAACATTCTGAACTCTTTCTTGATCGTCAACATAGTAAAGGTTGAACTGTGAAAGTAAGGCTCTAAGTATCTCCTTGTATACTTTATTTGAGAACTTAGCATCCTTCATAATCTCATAGATTCTGTTCTGAAATAAAATATTAGTGGATCTACCTGTAGGCAAGCTAGAAAGCTTTACATCCGTTCTCTCTACCATCTCAGATAGAAGATCTTCTATTGTCTTACCAGTGAAAACACTTTCTATATATTCATTACTCAAGGTCTAAGTACCCCCCAACATCATCTGCCCTATCCGTAAGCGGCTGGTTTTGAGACTCCTCATCGTCACGGAGGAGCTTGGCGGTGCATACTAAATGATAAACACCGTACATCTCGAAGCTGTCTTCTTGAACCTCAGTAATCTCATACTTTTGATTCTGGAACTGGGGTTGTATTCTATCCCCTACCTTAGGTGTTCTACTAAGCTCTGCTTCGATGTAAGACTTGTTGAACACAAACATCTGATCGTTCGTTAACTCAATACCAAAGTTAGATAGCACCTCCTCTACGATGCTAGGTTCGTAATGCCCATAAACTAGTAAGGGCTCAGAGACCACGGCCTTGTTCTTGGCTTCTAGATATACATCGTCATAACTGTCCTGAATGTAAGCTTTGAAATATTTCAAAGGAGATCCTGAGATTCTTATAATCTCGTCATCGATGAGATTAAACAAGTTAACATCAGGATTTTCAGGATCATAAAAAGATAACGGGGTCCCTCCCTCCAACTTGGGAAGGTTTGGCATCTGTCTATTAACTTTAAATCTCTTTGCCATCAGCCTGTAGTAAACATGGGAGGTTCTTCAACCTCATTCATTAGCTCATCCTTTAGAGCAGCCTTCTCTTGAGTGGCTTCCTGAACAAGCTGTGCTCCGTTTAATTGAGTTCCTCCTCCTGGGCCAGGAACTACGGCGAACTTACCTCTAATTTGTCCTAGAAGCATCTTGGCGCAGGCACCAGCGTACTTCTGTATCCAGTTACGCATCTTAGGTGTCATGGTCATGGAGTTGATACCTCTATATTCAAGTATAGCCACATCCCCTATGGAAGGTGTTGGATAAAGTTGAAGGTATTTACCATCAAGAATATCCCAACCACCGTCTTGACCTAAAACTCGCCTAGTAGTTTCCAAGGTAGACTGGAGAAGGTAGTAATCACCTATTCCAAAGTTATCAAATAGGTAGTTGTCTTGGAAATACTTAATAAAGAAATCGAACTCAAGTGTTCCTGCTTGAGATTGTATACTAAGTAAACTCTTCTTGAAGGTTACATAAGATAGATTCTTTAAAATGTAGTTAGGAATCTCATAAACATTCGTACCCGCAGAAGTGTTGAATGCTGCGTACTGTCTGGTGAAATGAGGAGCGTGGTAGTCTAGCTCTGTGATGGCTTCATCGATGCACATCTTTAGCTGATGATCTACAAGCTCAACTCTTACTACAGGGTGACCTAAAATGGCTAAAACATAATCACGAACCTGCTGCTCGAACTCTGTGAACTCTACAAGGTCAGTCTGTTTTGTCTTGTTAAGGTTATCGACATCAATCTCATCTGCGTCAGGAGATTGATGATCATTCAGATTCTGACTCGCTAGATTCGAGAAGCTGTTCCCGTATGTCGTTACTGTTGGTCTTCCGACTATTGCCACTTGATCTCCTCCGTTTAGTAGGTTTTTCTTTTACAGGACTGATGAGTTTTAAATACTGATAGCTTAACTCTACAGAGGATTCTATGATTTGATTTGGCCTAACCTCTGTTATTTCGTTCTCAATGTTCAATAACATGGAGAATTTACAAGTGCTCCTGTACTTATACATCATTAGTATATAGTGCTTTTAAATAAAAAAGAAGCCCACTCCCCAGATTTTGAGGAGTGGGCTCTAATTATTGGTCACCTATCAGGCGTTCTTGAAGGGGATAGTTAGTCCACCGTCACCAACAATTCTGATGATTCTGTAGAATCTTGATGCTGGAGCAATAGCGACCTTACCGTAGCGGGTAAGGATGCCCTTTCTGGGCTGGAAGCTCTCAGGATCAGTGATGGTGGGTAGTGCCTGGAAGGGGATGTATGGAGCATACACGAAACCACCGTCCATGGGGCTACCACCTTTGTAACCCATCATAATCTCACCCTCTGGGTAGAGGGGGTCAACATACAGATCGTAACGACCCATGAACTTACCACGGTACTGGATCTGACCAGGGCCGAAGTTAGTTGGGGCGTCAGAAGCCTCGATGCCACCAGTTAGGCGAGCAGCGGTCTCAAGAAGGACTGCAACAACGGGTGAGCAGACCATCCAGTTACCAGCACCACGCTGAGTTGTCTTGTAGATATCCTGCGAAGCAAGGTTGATAACTGCAAGAAGGTTAGCGTAGATGTCGCCAACATGGCGAGGAGCAAGGTTAAGTGCGCTTGAGTTGAAATCAATCAGGAACACATTCTTGTTGTTGGTGCTAACACCAGGAAGACCTAGATCAGAACCGTCAGAACCGAGGAATTGGAACTGACCGAAGGATGAGTCAATCTCATCACCAGCATTAGTGTTAGCCTCACCGTGCATGTCAAAGTTGTTGGTAGGGTTAGGCTGATCTAACATACCGTACTTGAACATACCAGTAGAGGTGGTAAGATCGTAGGCAAGACCACGAAGGTCTTCGATAAGCTCACGGTCAACCTCTAGACGAATCTCCTTACCAAGAAGATCAGTAAGCTCGCGCTCAAGATCTAGGTTGTGGTAAGCCTTAAGGTCCTGTGAAGCCTCAAGGGTCCAAAGGGCACGCATCTTCTTGGTGCGTGCGATGACAGCCTGCTGCTCGATGTGAAGGCTAACCTCGGGGATACCAGTACCCTCAAGAAGCTCACCAGCAGAAACGGACCAACCGTGACCGCCTGAAGCGGGGCCAGTGTTAGGCCAATGAGCAATGGCGGAAGCCATGTTGGCACCGTCCTCGAACTCTTCGCTAAGTGCAGAAGTACCGAACTCCTGAGAGTTTGGGAAAGAATCAGCATCAACATCTACATCGGTGCCCTCACCAGTCTGGTAAGGCTTAACCTTACCAGTGGTAAGACCACGGTAGGTTAGGTTGTACTTGCTGTAGAGAGTCTCACGCTCAGTGCCGTAAGCTCTGCTAGATCCAAGGTAGAATACCTGTGAGACGGGACCGCCCATAGGTTGAACGCTAACAAGGCTGTTAGCGATTAGTTCGGGGAATACCCGACGAACGAGAGGGAATGCAAACTTCTGGAAAGTACCAAGGGCACCAACAGTGGTGGTTCCAGCACCAACAGCGGCTTCGTCAACGCGATCCTGCTGGGCTGCCTTGAGTTGGTTCTCCAAAAGTTGTGCAGTTACTCTCTTGGTATAATCGTTTTCGATGCCGTCTAGTGCTGGACCCCACTTAGTGGTAAGCTCATCACTTGCACCCATTTCCATAATATCCATAATAACTACAACTCCTTAAAGTTATTGCTCACTTCATTAGTTTGAGCATTTCTTCGGTTAAGAACTGGTTTCCCATACTTTCCAGTGGTTCATCCTCAACCTCTTCGTCTACATTGTTAGTAACGACTACGGCCTGCTCTGTAGACTCAAACAGCATAGTCTCCTTTTCTTCCACTAAAGTCTGGACGCTTTCGGTAAGAGTTGAAATCTCACTCTCACGCTTAGAGACCTTGGACTCTAGTAGTTGAATGGTTTTAGCAAGACGCTCTTGCTCTTTTAGTGACTCAGAAAGCTCACGGGCAAGGACCTCATTGTCCTGTACAAGCTCACCAGCCTCAGACAATCTACGCTCGCTCTCAGCATCAATGTACTCAGGACGGAACTCGACTGACATGAAGCCCATTAGCTCACGGAACTTAGCAGCATCACGGTAAACATCATTGGACTCATGAAGCTCTTCAAGAGCGGCTTCTTGAATCTGCTGACGCTTCATGGATAGGTAAGCGAAAACCTTGTCGGTAAGATCGCTAACTTCTTCCTGTACTCTTTCCTCAATTAAACTCTGCATGACATTTGCGATTTCAACAATTGTTTCCTCGCTAATACCCTCAGGCAGTAATTGGGAGATGTCGTTTATTTTATTTTCATCCATGATCGTACTCCAATCTATTGTTATCTATAGATGTATTATAGACTTGTGCGTTTTTTACTATTTTTTCTCACTTACCCTGAGAAGCTTTAGCTACTGCTGCTGCTATCTCTTGTGGGGACTTACCTTGAGCAACCATTCTCTTTCTAAGTTCGCTAACCGATTTGATTCTATCCTTAATGGCTTGCTCGCTTTCAGCACCGTAAGGGTTGCCTTGCTCTTTCAGAAGACCTTTAAGCTTGAGCATTGAGGTGTTCTCAGTTGCTAGTTTAGCAGCGCCAGCACCTAAAGCCTTCGAAGCAGCACCCGCAGCGGCTCGCTTTGCTCCGTAGAACTTAGAACTAATAGCTTTCTTAGCGGCAGTACCTAAACCTTGAAGATGCTTCTTCACAGATCCAGTGTATTTCTTAGCCTTAAGAGTTTGTGTAACACCAGCTTTTCTTTGAGCAGCAGTTTTTTGATTTCTAGAAGCAGCATCGCTCGCAGACTTAGCAGCAGAACCTAGTGCTGCACTAGCACCAGCCTTGAGGCTTTTCTTTACACCACCACCAGACTGTAAAGTTCTACCTGCTGCTCTAGCACCAGCAGCACCTGCCCTACCAGCAGCCTCAGCCCCTCTCAAAGCAGACTTAGCAGCACCGAAGGCTGCTCTCTTAGCAAGAGCACCAAGCGCCTCATCAATTTCACTCTGTCTTTGTCTTGCAACTTTAGCTTCATCAAGACGATCTCTAAGAAGTGTAGTGAAAACCTTCTCTTTAGTTACGCGAGGAAGAACATCGTTCATAATCTCTTCTACGAGCACGCTTTGGCGTGACTCAGCGAGGGAGGGGAAGGCACCACGGGTTGAAGGGTCAGCAACAAGGTCCCAGGTGATAAGGCGGAAGTCCTCGTTGACATAACGCTTACCGTCCTGACCCTCAGAAAGAGTGCCCATACCACGGGAAGAGATACCAATCTGAACACCACCCTCGATAAGTGCTCTAGCAACCTTACCCATGGGAGTGTCAAGGATCTCAGCCTCACCGATGATTTCATTACCCTTAGCCTCAAGCTTGGTGATAAGGTGAGAAACTTGAGAAAGCTTAACGCTATCATGCTGTGGGTGATCAAGCTCTCCCATAAGTCTACGGTTCTTCATAGACTCCTCAAGCTTCTCAATCTCACGGCAAAGAAGCTCCTTAGGATAGATTCGCTTGTTGTTGTTCTCCTCGTCTGCACGCTGGAAAACGCCACGAACTTTCATAGGACCAGTCTTACCCTCGTTGAGGACCTGTAAGTTTTCGATAATGAATACATCTTCTAGTAACATCATTTACCTTCCTTTTTTTGTTTCTTTTCTCGGCGGGCTTTTGCCGTTAGTTTGACGGCCTTACCTTGACCGTGCTTCACCTTGGTTCTAGCAGCGTGGCTCTTAATGCTGTCCCATGAAGCTTTGGGAGTTGCACTTCCAGGTGTGAACCCTTTTGCGGTTTTTCCTGATACCCTTTGCTGCTTACTCTTTCCCCAACCTTTCGCTGTAGTAACATACATTCTGTAGGAACCATCGGTTGAGAAGATAGTCCCAGGACTTGTTTTAGCTAGAGCCTGTTTAATTGTGTCGTAAACAGGAACTCTACTCTTTCTAGAAGTCGTCTTCTTACGAGTCTTATAGTTGCCTCTCCCACCGGGATAGCGTTTGTCACTTTTTTCATCCACTCTTTGAGGATCTTGTCCTCCTAGGATTCTTAGCCTTGAAACCAAGTCCATTATGTGCGCCTCCCATTCCTGTGGTTGTGGTCCCTACTGTCATCTCTTGGAGGAGAGACTTAAGGTGTCTGACTGTCTTAGCGATTTCTTCTTTCAGTTCTTTCTTACTTCTTTCAGGCTTTTCGATAACCTTTTGAGGGTCCGTTGCGACATTAGCTGCACGACCAACCTTCTCCTCAATGCCGAAAGATTCAGATAGAACCGAGTTTACCTGCTCTTGCGATACAGGTACTTCCTCAATGTCAGGAACATTACCAGGAAGAGTCTTCTTTTTAGGTGTAGATGCAGGAGCAGGAGAACCTTGCTCAAGAAGCATTTGAGCAAAGTCTCCTATTCCTAATCCGCTATCCTTAAGAGAAGCCATGGCTATCAGCAGCTTTCGCCGTTTTTGTCCATAGCCTTAGCAGGCTTCTTCTTGGACTGCTTCATCTTGTAGGCTTCGATAAGCTCTACAACATCAGCAAGCTCGTCCTCGTCAAGACCTTCTAGAAGATCGACCTCTTCGACCTCCTCTTCTACAACTTCACCTTCCTCTTCGGCAGCCTCTTGTTCAGCGAGGATTTCAACCTCTTGGAAAAGCTCGGCCATTTGGTTGGCGTGCTCAAGGAGAGCCTCGTCTGAAAGCTCACCTTCAAGGGTGGACTCACAAAGGGGGCAAGTGTGGACCTCAGGAGCAGTCTCCTCGGCCTTAGCTTCCTCGATAACCTCTTGCTCCTGAACTGGGGCAACAGATTCGGTAAGTAAACCAGCCTTCTTCCAGGCTGCGGTGCCGAGTACGGCTTCTCTTAATTGATCTCTGTTCATAATAAACTCCTGACGGTCTAACCGTCTGTAGATATGTATACCTAATTAAATTTAATTGATGATTTTTCCTATTTTTTGTTATCCTGCTAGAGTGGGAATAGATCCATCAAATACGACAATACCTAAAGTAGTGCTCTTGGAACCAGATTCATTCTTAACAGTAAAAACTGTTCCTGCAAATCCGTTTCTAGCCCAGACCTCATTCTGTCCTGATGACTGCTTAACGAAATATCTTTCGTAATTCGGTTGAGTTGGAGTACCCTCTATCAATCCTACCTGATCAGTAGGTACATTTCCAAAGCTAGGGAATCCTATGGTGGCTAGTCCTCCTAGAACAACCTCGCTATTAGCATCTCCGAATCCAACGGTAGAGCCTACATTAGTCTTAGAAGCAAGATCTAGATCAGGGATATCGAAAGCATCATTAGATGAAAAGCTTAATGTTGGGGAGAGGCTAGTTCCTATAAAAGTAAGGTCATTAATGGATGTTATATCTCCCCACTCCTTATTTTCTGGTTTAATATACATTCCAGGGGAACCTGTGATCATAATAATAAGATCGTGAGGATAAGAGAATCCTACAGGTGCTGCTGGAGAAGCTAGAGGTGCTTGTACAGTTCCTCCGTCTTGTCTAATCTGAGCTTGTCCGTTACCAAATACATCAGGACTAGCTTGTGTTGTTTCTGCTCCACAAGCCCTAGCATCATGGAATCTATGAACAGGATACCCTCCAGCAAAAATGTTAGTGCTACCCTCTGTTGGTCCTGATGCTATACCTCCAAGACCTAAAGGATGAACTACTCCTGGTGGTGGGCTGTAAAGAAAGTCTGTTGAAGCGCCCTGAGGTCCTAAGGTTCCTGGACCAGCTATGGCTATAGGTATCCCGTTGACGGTTACTGTATCGAAAACAGCAGTCGTTATTGCGCCACCTCCATGATCAGAGGTGTCTCCTTGTCTTGCTATCTTAGGCATCAGGGAAATGGTTCTGGCTCTTCAGCTTCAGGATCTATATCAATCCTTTGTACGGATATCTTAGGTACGACATAATCTCTAATATCATCAATATCTAGTTTAGGAACTTCGGATACCTTAGGATATCTCGATGCTACCTCTGGGTTCTCTGCGAACTTGCCCAGGAATAGCTTAGATTTTACATCTTCCCAGTCTCTAAACTCTGTAAGAAGAAGAGCCTTTCTTTCAAAAGGAGTTAGAGATTGGTAGATACTAGCCCAAGAAACAGTGTCTCCTTTTTTGTTAACATAGTCAGTACCGTTAGCTTGAAGATCACTCATGATCTTGAATAGCTTCCTTCCAGGCAATTCTCTACGAGGAAGAGGCTCCTCATCTTGCTTGTAAGGATGGATATGATCTCTAACTTTTCTTCTATCGAAGCTATAAGATGATTGCTCGTTAGTTAACTCATCAGGCACGACACCTACCCCGTACCCTGTAGATCTATCAAGAAGAGGGTGGCTTAATGAAGTCTTATGTTCAGAAGGTATAGGGTTGAGTTTGAATACTATTTCTCTTTCGTTGAATTTAGTCTGGTACGATCTTGATCTACCAAACATCAAATCATCACGATCAGTAGGGATAATCCCAATGTGCCATGGTATCCTTCTTGGGAATATGGGGAAGTTGTCATAACCTTCAAAAACATCCAAGCTGAAGTCTTCAAACTCTAGGATAGCCTGACCCTTTGCTTCTAAATGGTTTAGCAGAGGATCCTCATGATCAATATAGAATTGCATGTAAGGGAATGGCTTATACTTAACCCATTCGTTGATCTCACTTTCGCTTTCCATCACCTCGAATGTTGCCTGAGTGTGCCTTACTAAAGCACTTCTCCTTGGTTGGTCTTCTAAGGTTTCTGGAAGCAGCTTCATTATGTACGCATCTGGTCTACTCGTTGAGGTGTCATAAGTCTCTTCTATAAGCCTGACCTCAGCAGAGTCTACTGTCATTCGAATCTCATAAGGCTCATTCAATTTGTACATTATCTTGGATAGGTCATCGTAATTAGTTATCAATGCCCTATCCTTATCTGATTCAATATTAAAGACGCCAGCACTAGTAGGGTACTTGTCGCCATCATTGATGTAAGTAATGTAAGCAGTCTGGTCCTTGTCGTATAATGTGATACTATCATCACTAGAAACCGAAACATCTGCCACAGTTCCGTCTGTTCTTATAACCTCTAGTCTCTTATTCACATCAGGGGCTATAACCTTCCACAATCTCATCTGCTCTTTCTGATCATCAACTGGGTACTTTCTGTAGTCTAGTTCCTTCCCTACATTCACAGCAAAGTTGATAGCATCCGCTTCATTTCCTGTAGAGTATATTCTTGGCTGTAGGTCTTCCTCTCTCTGGCAATCCTCTAGAAGTCTTATAATTAAATCAGAGCCAACCTTATCAAGCCTGTTTGTAATTATAAGCTCTCTTATATAAATGAGAACTTCCTTCTTAAGGTCTGTTCCGTCTGGATACCTCGCCTTCTCCAGAAGACTTTTTATTTTGAAGTTCAGGCTTCTTTCAATGTTTATAAGTGTGAGGCTACCATAAGGTAGATCGGAGAAAGGAAGCCTGCCTTGATTCATTTCATAGACTGACTTGATATAGAGATGTACGGTGTCAGCAAATAAATCACTAGGAAGCTCACCCCTACTCACAGGTAAGAACTGGTAAGCCCTTGGGTCTCGATATTTTCTGTTACTAACTGTGGGGTCAAATACAGCCTCCCTATCATTGAAAGCGTACTCTCTCCTCACCTTACTTCCGTCTGGATTAAATGTGAAGTAAACTACTGGATCATCTTGCTGATCTGATTCAAAGTTAATCCCAGTAGCGTCCACAGTAGGACCAGAACCGCCCCCACCGATAACATCGACATTTTTACTATTAGATCCAAACCCTCCTATGGGAGAAGTGTTACTATCACTACAGAAAGCGTTACACTGGTTTTCTTTTGCAAAATACACTAACTCCTCTGTTGTCCCAGGGGGAGTGTACGAGAATTGTCCAAAGGTAGGGCAGCTATCAAAAGGCAAACTGTTTAGGTAAACATAGAACTTAACACATGGGATGTTTTCTCCTAAACATCTCCATACTTCACAAGACTCTTGGCTAACGCTAGGACCGTCAATATCACTATCAATTGTTGGCGTTCCTGGGGTTGTCTTTCCTGGATCGGAATCATAATAATCTGTACACAGTAGGTCGCATCTACTTGGGCTAAAGAAGTAAGGATTGTTTTGGTAAGCAAACACCCTGTTCGATGTTTGAGGAGGGCATACAGAATAATTAGATCCAGTCGCTTGGTTTATTTGGAATAGGTTAAGCTGAACTTGCTCGCAAGGAACTCCTGTAGGACCACAAGTAAACACATCGCAGTAAATAGGAGGGTCCACATCTCCAACACTCTGGCCCTCTCCCGCATCAAGAGGTGGGTCCGCTATCACACCTGGGTCAGGCGCAGAAGCACACTGATCTTTACAGTTGGAGTCTGTGTAGTATCTAGCTCCGTTGTATACAATCTCTCCACCTAGATTAGCATCGATAACAGCACAAGAAGTAATACCTAGTTCTTGAATTGTCTTTGCTGTAGACAAGCACTGGAAATCTACACATCTAAACAAGCTACAGAAATCATCTAGGTTCTGACCAGAGCCAGGATCAAAATCAGTATTAATACCTGTAGCATCCACCCCACCTATTTCATCTGGCTGATCCTCATCAAAATCAAAATTAATTCCAGTAGCGTCTAGTCCAACACATACACCTTCGCACTGTTGCTTAACTTTATAGTATAAGTTCTGTCCTATACCTACTGTGCTAGGCAAGGCATCACAAGTTGGATATATCACAGGATCCCATTGAAGCTCTATCTCCGAACACTCTCCTTGTACTTCATCACATAAGTACATGGGGCAAGTTATGTCTGGAAGAATATCAACATTATCGGGGCTTGAGCAGATGTTATCACAGGTGTTTTTGAACTTGTAGAAAGTTTGGCCCTGAGAAAGGAAAAGGTTAGGGATAGTATCGCAGCTAGTGTTAGACCCAGGTATATCAGCAATATTTAGATTTACTACGCCGCAAGGCTGTCCTACAGGAGAGCATCGATATACTGGGCAATAAGTTCCTGGGTCAACTCCCGTAGTAGTAGGGTCAACACCTTCGCAGAAATTGTTACAGGGGCCTAGGTTTTTGAATGTAAGCTCTCCATTCAGATCAAAGCTCCCTGGTAAACTCGCACAATCTGATCCCGTAGACTGTACATCACTTCTAGGGAAAGTTACTGGTAAGCAGGACCCTAAAGATTCTTTACATTGATACCCTGTGCATATCTCCTCACAGGAATCGTTACAATTATCTGACCCGTAGTAAGTCTCTCCTCCATCAACTACGAAAGCTCCAGGGGGAGGACAGTCGATATTATTAGGTTGGAACTGCGCTGGTATGCAATCAGCTTGTACGCATTTGAACGCATCACATGGGCAGTTGTTTAAGCACTGATTGTTGTTAGTGTAGTAGTTGAACTGTGAAGCAACTTGATTTATAAGAGTGCAGTTGGCTTGCTGTGGGTTATTTAAGTTGAACAGTATTGCCCACTCAGCGGCAGTCTTGTATTCAGGGTCACAGTCATGATTACCCATACACTTAAATAATCTACACTGTTGTTGTGCAGGCGTTGTTGGGTTTATAGGACCAGGACCTCCACCACCACCGCCAGGGTTCAGGCAAATATCATCACAAACATCTTTATCAATGTACACCCCTGGAATAACCTGGGCACCCGCACCAGCAGTATAGATAGGGCAATCGTCTCCACCCCACCCATTAGACTGGAGGAAAGCTAATGACATGTTAGCTAAGAAGCAAGGAGTGTTTGGAATTTCACATAAATAAACAGGACATAGCTTATCACGGTCATTCCCAGGAGGACCAACTACAGGAGGATCTCCACAACACTTACTTCCATTAGGGCCACCTTGGTTCTTGCATTTTGCATTTGATCTCCATAACCCACCTGCTTCTTGAGGTCCATTTTGATCCCAGAACTCATTACAGTTCTTGTAGCAATTCGATTGCACTGCACCGCACTTAGGTATGTCGTAGGGTATAGGTTCAAGGTCACATGTATGAATTCCACATGACTGATTAGGACTGTTACAAGACCACCCGTCACAGTTTATATTACCACAGCAAGATTCGCAAGCGTTTTGATCAGAAAATAATTGTTGACCTTGTAATCCTACTAAAGCAGCTACACAGTTAGCCCCTGCGTCTGTAGAAGGGTTACCTCCTTGTTCACAGTTGCCTTCGTTAGTTGATAGGTAAGGGCACGCATCTGGGTTGTTATACTCTGA